GAAGACATGAAAAAGCGCGAATTCAGAACACGTAAAGGCGGTAGCACTAAGGCACCGGCTCCAAAGAAGCAAAGTAAAGAGGACTGAGCATGCTTACTACTAAAGAGGCCATTGCCTTAAAAATTGAAACCACCCAAGGTGTTGAAGCCGCGCCAGATCCATCAGCTGATGCCATTTTGGTTTCAGAGTTAAGTTACGCAAATGAAGGTTTGCGAATGGTTGAGCGCCCCCTTATTAAGCCTACCATTTCAACTGAACAATCTATCTTTGCGGGGACGCTTAAAAAGCTAACTTTCACCGCAGAACTGAAGGGTTCTGGTACTGCTGGCGTTGCTCCTGAAATTGGTCAAGCATTACGCTGTTGTGGTTTGTCTGAGACTATCGGCGCGAGTGTTATCTATCAGCCAGTATCTGAAGGCCATGAGTCCTGCACCATTTACTACTACCAAGATGGCCGTTTAAATAAAATTATTGGCGCCAAAGGTACGGCAACAATTAACGCTGAAGCAGGCGGTTTAGGCACAATCCAGTTTGAATTTACTGGAAAGGATGCAGGTCGTGTTGACCAAAACTTCCCATCGCTCGCATACAACGCAACCGTTCCACGCCCATTTATTGAAGTTCCTTTCTCTATCGGTGGCTATGACGCAATCATTAATTCTTTCTCTCTAGCATTCGGTAACACGATTTCTACACCTGGCAATGTCCGTGAAGCAGACGGTTATGCGCAAGTAGAAATATCAAAGCGTGACCCGAACGGCTCGATTGACCCAGAAGCACAAAAGATTTCCGTGATCGACTTCGAAACGAAGTTTAAAAACGGTGAGCTTATGGATATGACTACCGGCGATGTAGGCAAAGTTGCGGGTAACATTTGGAATGTTAGTGCGAAGGCGGGTATTCGAGATATTTCAGCGGGTGAGCGTGATCAGCGAAGAACTGATGACTTAACCTACGGCGCGCACGAAACGCTGGGTGATGACGAATTCACGATTGAGTTTAAGTAAGGATTTATCATGCAAGCACTAGCAGTTGAAACTCACTACCCACTGAGCGCTTATCAAAAGAGTGATGATGGTGAACTACTTAAAGGCGCTGACGACAAGCCTTTACTCAAAGACAACGCCAAAGGCTACCGCATTAAGCCACTTAATTCGCTTCAGTTTATGGAAGTGATGATGGATGGTTACGAGGTTAAAAATGGTATTAACAAAATGAATTCGGTAGGTGTGAAGTTACTTCTTACTTATGGTTTAGAAGATGCCTCGCAGATTTCAAAAATCCCAGCGTTAGACCTCGTTCAAGTAGCGCAAGCAATTTACAACAAATCAGCGCTGGCAGAGTTAGAAAGAAAAAACTAATTATCGCAGTAGAAGTTGCAAAAAAACGTGATGCGTTTAATTGCGACAATTGCACATGGGGTAGGCACTGCGACGAAACTAACCCCGCACCCTTCGATAAATGGGATATAAAAATAGATGGCAAAATTGAATCAACCCGCATTTGCCCTCTAGGTCAAGTAACACCGCAAAGTAATAACCTTTTAAATCTCTATGGCTTTTACAAGCAGGGGCAACTGTGCCTGTCTGGTGGCGTTCTCGAACAGCCGCACAAATACCTTGAAGCCATGCGAATAATTGATAATCAGGTGAATAGTGAGTAAATACGAATTTATTATCTCAGCGCAGGATAAAACCGCCCAGGCTTTCACCGCGATCAACTCCAAGCTAGGAACGGTAACCAAGCAGGCAGTTACTACTGCAGCTGCAGTAGCTGGTGTTACTGCTTCTTTTGCGGTAATGGCAAGCAGTGCAGTTAACTCAGCGAAAGAGTTGGATGCCCAAGCCAAGCTTGCTGGCGTTACTGTTGAAGAGTTTCAGGCGCTAAGTTACGCCTATGGCCAGTTTAATATCAGTCAAGAGAAGTTCGCTGATATTTCGAAAGATGTTCAAGACAAGCTGGGTGATTTCCTAGCTACAGGTGCAGGCCCGTTCAAGGACTTCTTCGAGCAAGTTGCACCCAAGGTCGGTTTGACCGCTGATGCATTGAAAAACCTTTCAAGCAGCGAAGTCCTTATTGCTGTTAAGAAGGCAATGGACGATGCGAACGTTTCAGCCAAAGAGCAAGTCTTCTACATGGAGTCGCTTGCCAATGATGCCACGCTACTTATTCCGGCACTTGAAGACAATGGAGCGGCAATTAATTCTCTCGCTTCTGAGTATCGAGATTTAAACTTAGCTATATCAGAAACAGATGTAACGAAAGTAAAAGAACTTTCTGATGAAATGGCACGGTTGGAGGCAGCAGGCCAGAAGTTAAAGTTTAGCTTGGCATCCTCTTTTGTAGAGCCTCTAGCTGATATTGCTGAAGCAATTGATGATTTTTACCAGGGTTCAATTGTACGCTTTGAACGCGACTTTATTGAAATAGATAAGTTCGTAACCGAGGCGAAACTATCGTTTATAGCTTTTAAGGACATAGTTGGTGCCGACATTGATACTGAAGAGTTGGATAGGCTAACTCAGCGTGCAGAATATCTTTCTAATCAGTACGATAAGCTAACCAGAAAAATTAAAGGCGAACCAATTGATTTTGAGTTTGGTTATGGTGAAACCGACAATATCTTCGCTGGCCTTGAAAATCCCTTCAAAATTGAAGGGGCTGTTACGAACATAGACACCAAACCTATAGAGCAAGCAGAAAGCTCATTTTTAAATAGCCTTTATTACATAGATGAAATGAATGCTAATGCGTTCAATTTTGATAACCAGATGACAGATGATGATCTGCAATTCTGGGAAAAGTTTGAACAAAGGGGTTTTGCTGCTTACGATAATCTATTCGTTGAAAGTACGACATTTTGGGATAATTGGCTTCAGGCAGCTGAATCAAATTTAACAAACTTTGATGAGCTTTCTGCTAGCACAATTGAGAATTTCTCTGGGCAAATGGGGAACGCGTTAGAGTCTGTAATATTTGACTCTCAGAGTTTGGGTGATGCTTTCCAAGGCGTCATGCAGGGAATGGCTAGAAGTGTGGTCAATGCTTTAGGCCAAATGGCTGCACAATGGTTAGCGTATCAACTTGTTCAGATGTTTGTTGGCAAAAGTGCCGCAGTAGCCGGTGCCGCCGGACTTGCTTTGAACGCTCAAGCGTCTTCATTGATGGCGGGTCTTAATGCCTTCCAAAGTACGGCCGCTATTCCTATTGTTGGACCAGCCATGGCTCCTGCTGCCATGGGTACTGCGCTATCTATTACACAACCTATCGCCGCATCAATTTCAGCCCTTACTGCCAGTGCCGCGCTAGCGTCATACGACGGCGGCGGCTTTACCGGCGCAGGTGCTCGTGTCGGTGGTATGGATGGAAAGGGTGGTAAGTTAGCCATGCTTCACCCGCGCGAAAAGGTTATCGACTTAACACGCGGGCAAGGTGAGGGAACCAGTATTAATGCGCCGATTACTATAAACGGTGGCAACTTATCGCCCGAAGAAATGTTGGCGAAAGTAAATAAACTGCCCAAAGCCTTTTTGAGAAAAATTCAATCCGAACTTTCAAGGCCGCGTTAATGTTTCCTACTAATGATTTCGAATCAATTCAGGCCGAGTTGATAAGTCACACTATTATTCCAAAAGCTAGGTTAAGACGTTACCGCTCTAAAAGCGGTAAAGAGCCTTACTACCAGTTTAGCCTTCAATCGCAAATAAAGCCTTATCGAGAGTTCTCACGCATCGATGCGATGCTTGATAGCTACCAAGGCGAATTTGAAGTTTTCGCACTACCTAATCCAATGATTTCACATAAAGCCCAAACAGGGCTTTATTTGTATCAGGCCGCGAATAAAGGTGCGGACACCATTGTTCTTGGTGGTGTTCCCTCAAGCGAAATTGATGCAGTAATTGCTGGTGATTTCTTGCAAATCAACGGTAGCAAAAAAGCCTATCGCGTACTTAGCGATGCGAACGCTGATGCAGCGGGGCGGGTTACGGTCAAATTAACCCAACCTCTCATTCAAAATTACATTTCACCATCAACCATTAAATACGGTGATGCCGTCGAATTCCAGGTCTCAATGACTGATCGCGATAGCGATGCAACAACAGCAGATAAAGCACGCTGGGGTTCTCACTATGTAGAGCTAATCGAACAAATATGAAGCAACTAGATTCAATAACCCTGCAACGGTTGAAAGAAAACTACCGCGCGGGGAGGAAAACTATTTATCTGGTGAAAATGCAAATCAACGGTGAATGGGCCTATATCACTGATGCAGATACCGAG